GCTCTCGTAAATGAGGGTCGTATGCGTAATCGTCAGCCGGGTGGTGTCAAGGGTTATGCAGATGGCAAAGTAGAGGTACCGTACGAAGCAGGTAATCGCGACTCATTCATGAGCTACTTCGGGCCATATGCCGAAGAAGCTGGTAACCGATTGGGTGTTGATAAGTCCATCATCCTGGCACAACTCGGACATGAAACTGGTTGGGGTAAGTCTGTCGTCGGCAATAACAATCTCGGTAATATCAAGGATTTCTCCAATCGAGAAGGTTCCAAACAGGCTAACGATAAAATCGAGAAGTCGAATGACAATTATCGCTCATACGCCAGCCCGAAGGAATTCTTCGATGACTATTCTTCGCTGATCGAGAAGAACTTCCCTGGCGCTGTCGGCTCTGGTTCGGACCTGAACAAGTTCGTCGGTGGACTCACCGGTCCTGATGGTCGCAAGTATGCCACTGATCCGAAGTATCTTGAGAAGATGCGGGCGATCATGAGTTACAATAAGGGTGTCCCTGAAGAAAACGAGTCCGCTGCTGAGACTCGACGGCTAGCTGCCCATCCTGTTCCACCACCACCTACTGATATTCGTGCTCAGGCAGAGTTCGCCAATCGCTGGTCTCAGCCTGTCACAGTAAACGGTAATCCGATGGTGGATGAGGAGATCAAGACTCTCAAGAGGTATATTGAGAACCCGTCCACCCCTGCCAATGAGCGTGGTAAGGCAAGGCTGCGTCTGGCTGAACTTGAGCGTAAGTTCAATGATCAGTCCACCATGCCTGCTCTGGGCCGTAACTACTCAGGTACAGCAAAGCCTGCCGGATCATCAGCCATCCCTGGTCAATCTGTGAGTACGGCACCGGCTAGGTTCGAAGAGAATCGTATTGCCGCTGAAGCAGCACCTGTAGTACCGGCACCATCACCTAAGGCACCTGATGGCTTCTCCATGATCCCGAAGAGTCCGACAAAGATGCCTCAGCCACAGAAGGATGATCAGTCAGCTGCTGAGACTGCCCGACTGGCTCGTGCCGGCCAAATGGATAGTACTCTGGAGGATCCTACGGTTAAGTCAGAACTCAGCAAGCTTCAGGCAAGCCCACCGCCGCCCGGTGTGGAACCTAAGAATTGGCTGGCTCAAGGTCTCGCCAAGATCTTCGGGCCTACTGGGGTGTTCAATGAAGAAGACCTCATTCGATTCAGTCTACTTGCTGCTGGTGGTATGCTTACTGGTGGTTCTACTGGTGGTTCACTTCGTTTTGCGGGTCTGGCTACCCTGAAGTCATCTGATGAACGTCGTCAGGCACAAGCTATGGCTGCCGCAAAGCAGGATGAAATCATCCGTAAAGGACAGGTTGAGGCAGCTAAGGATGTTCGCGAGCGTAACCAGACCCTGGAGAATACGTACTACCAGAAGATGGATAAGGCTTCACCAGAAGCGAAGGCGGCTGCCATTAAGCTCTTTGAGGAGTCCCGTGCTCCTGGTGTCACGCCTGCCGTTCGTGAGGCTAAGTTGGCTCAGGCTCTCCATGTACTATCTACCAATCAGGTTGATACTTCAAAAGACGGTAAGCCACGGGCTCCTGTCAGTGGTTACAACTCAAAGACCGGCGAGGAGCTACAGTATTTCTGGGACGATAAGAACAATATGATGGTACGTGACCCTAAGTCTGGTGGATTCGTCGATGCCGCCAAAGCAGGTATTCCTGTGGCATCAGCTTCTGAATTCAACAAGCAAGAGAAGGATCAACGGGATTCGATCAGCAAGCGGCTAACCAGTCGTCTGTCAGCAATGAACAGCCGCGACGGGAAGCCGATTGACAAATCCTACACCGATGCTGTCGCCAAGACTCATGCTGAAGGCCTAACTGAAGAGTTCATGTCACTACGTCGTGATATGGGCTACGACATGAAGCCCGAAGACTTTAGTAAGGTGGTTGACAATGCCATTGCCGACATGCAGGAAAACTATCGTGGTCGGAAGCTCAACGAGCTAACACCGGAAGCACTACGTCGTATCGTCTATGGTAGCGCAGTTATCGCAATGCGTCCTACCAACAAAGCAATGTATGAAGTAGAGAAGGCTGACGGTAAGCCTGGTCGCCCTGGCGAAGAAGCGCTTTTCAACTATGGTAATGCAATTCAAAAGGCGGTCCAAGAAGGTCGGCGTGGTGGTGTCGAACTGACTCCCGAGAAGGTGAGCTCTCACTGGGAATCCCAGTTCAAAGCGCTACCTGATAAGATTCAAAAAGACTATGCGGTGAAAGCCCGTGCTGTACCCAGTTACAGTCCTTTCCTGTTGTGGGTGAAGGATAACACTGTAAACCGTTAACGCTGTTTTCATACAGCTATAAAGGAACCTATCTATGTGGGAAGACATGATGCGCGGTCTTCTGGAAACAGAAGCTGCCAGTACCAAATCTCAAGTCAAAACTGTTGACGGTGAAGCGGTGGGTTCCCCTGTACGAAATGTTGACGCCGATACTCTCGATATCGGTGGCCAGCGTTATCGTCTGAAAGGATTCAACGCTCCCGAGACTGCCAAGGTCCAAGGGGGCGTTTTTGTTCCAGCCCAGCAAGCAGGGGATAGGACTGAACAGAACGTCAATGAAGTAGCCAGACTGGGTGGTTATACCAACCTAGTACCTGTCGGTAAGAAGGATCCGTATGGTCGTCAAGTGGCTGACCAGCAAGATACTGCCGGCAATAGTCTGGGTGATATGGTTACGGCTCTCGGACTGACCGAGATGAACCCGTACACCAGCGATACGGCTGCCAAGGATAACGGGATGATACGCGCCATGTCACGCATTATGCCGACCATGGCTGATGCTGACCCGATGATTCGTCTGGCGCGGGAGGAACATGAGCGTCGTGTGAAGGAAGCTGGCGGCAATCCGCTGTACATCCCTAAGATGGTCATGGCTGACGAAGCGCAATATGCTGCCGCCAAGACCATGGTGGGTATCCAAGCTGTCAAGGAACAGATTGAAGAGATCAGTCGTCTAGAGGGCATTCTAAAGGATCCTGGTCTACGTCCTGATACTAGGGCCAAACTAGAGAAGCAACGCGAAGAAGCCAAGGACAAACTGTTCTTCGCAGGCACCACCCCTGACTTCGCCGGTGCAGTTGCCATCCGTAAAGGTGACCGTACCATCATGAATCAGGCCAAGAACCAGTTTAGTACATCCTTTGATAGTGCTATGCTGGATCTGAAGAAGGGTTTCTATGGATATCTACAGATGGCCGGTGACGCCAATCAATGGGAGTGGTTGGCTCAGAAGGGTCGCGAAGGAGTTACTACTCAGAAGATGCTGTCGGGACAATTACCTGATACACTGAATTCAATCCGTGATATCAGGACAGGTGGCGACACATGGGATACGATCACTGATGCAGCTACATACGCCGGTAATCTAATTGCGGGTACACTACCGATGATGGGAATGATGGCTGGTGCTGCTCTAGCATCTGGGGTAGCTGCTCCGACCGCCGCTGTGGCTTTCATGGGCTCAGCCCTACCATCAGCTGTGGTATACAGTGGTCAATTCTACGCTGATCAACCAGATGATAAGAAGAACGCGGCACTGGCACTCTCTGCCGGTATCGGATCTGCTGTGCTCGATCGAGTGGGTCTTGAGGGTATCCTCAAAGGTGGTAACATCTTCAGTCAGATTGGCCGTAAGGAAGCAGTAGACGCAATGCTGGCATCTGCTAAGGCAGCTACCGCCAAGGAAGCCGAAGAGATGCTGATGGATGCATCGAAGAAGACTATCATGGAGCTTGCCGGCGCCGGAGCCGAGTTCGCGCAGAAGCACTATGCATCCAAGGAGGCAATGCTGGCGGGTATTCGTTCGATCGGCACTGCAGCCGCTGGTGAGTCGGTCACTGAGACAGGACAGACACTTCTTGAACTCTTCGCGACATCTGGTGAGATCGACCCTGATCTACGCTACGAGAAGAACTTCTATAACGCCTTAGTAGATGCCGCCATCGGTGGCGCTGTCATGGGTGGTGGTATGCATGCCGGTGGTGTTGCCATCGATATGGCACAATGGGGTTCGGCAGCTGATGCCAAGCGTATATACGAAAGTAACATGAATGATGCAATGGCATTCCAGGCACAGCAGAAAGCGTTTGCTGAGGCTGGGCTACCCCCAGGTGATCCTCGCGGTGTTACGTCCGTTCTCGACGCCATTTCTAAGGTAAACGCCATTAACCTTTCGCAACCAATTGACGAGCTCTCCGACATGACCGGGAAGCCTGGATACTGGAATGGATTCCTGTCAGTTGTCAAGGATCCGATAAGACTCCTGCGATCACTGGCAGATACTACTGTCAGAAGCCTACGCAAGCAGAATGGTGAACTCAAGTTCTACTTACCGATCCTGAAGTCGATTATGCAGACCGGTGTCCTACCGGGCGATTCATATGACGGCTTCCGTCAGCGGATCATCGGTGAATGGAGTACTACTGATGCTGAAACATTGGCTACTCAATTGAAGGTACCGGTAAGTCGGGTCAGTCAGCTTCTGAAGGAGGCATGGCAGACTACGTGGTCTAACGGTGGTCGCATAGGCGGATCACCTGAAGCTGATACTCTCCAACACTGGAAGGATGAAGCAGATGGAATTACCGCCCAGGCGGAGGAACTGCTGAGGGAACTGGGTTACGATACCTCGAAGTTCGGTTCTCTCAATGCCGTATTCGTAGATGCTACCATTGATCCAAAACGGATTGCCCAGAACGAAGGTCGTTTGATTAATACTATGGTAGCCAACGGTAGCGGTATGCGCGAAGCCCGTGATGCAGTACAGGGACTCATCTCCGGTAATCCGGCAGTTGCGGGACCGGCCAAGGCGTGGATGGAAGCCCACGGCGTATTCAAGGATCATACTTTGAATGACCTCTTCGAGCCCAATATATTCGCCGCATTCGAGAACTTCAAACATAGGATTGCCACTGATGCTGCCCAAAAGATCTACCTAGGTGATGGTGGTGCCAATCTGGCGAAGCTGCTACATCTGGCCAAGCAATCAGGTGAGTTTGGTAGCGAAGCTGAATACCTCGATGCTGTCCAGAATACTAAGGACTTCTATAAGATCGCCACGGGTACCTACAATACACTTGAGAACTATCCATTCATCGAGAAGATGGTTGGATGGGGTGTCACAGCAACTATGCTGGCGTCGCTTGGGAAAGCCGCGCTAAGTTCCATTCCAGAAATCGCTATGTCAACGATGGGTACCTCTGGCCCTAGGGTGGCTGAGCAGCTGGGGGTGGCTGTCAAGGAAATGTTCAACGAGCTACGTTCTGAGATCAATAAGGGTGTGTCATTCACGACCGCATCCCTAGGTCTGTCCTATGCCCGCAACACACCTAACGGCCGGGCACATGTGGAACTCAAGAAGCTGGATGAAGAGTTTGACAGGCTGAATTCTGACCCCAATACGACACAAGAACAGATGGATGCCTTTGCAAAGAAGGTGAAGAAATTCCATAAGAAGTACATGGGTCGTTCTCTGTTCGAACGTCTAGGGTACAACGATAGCGGATACAATACGCAAGCTAAGTTTGAAACAAATAGTGCCAATATGAAGAAGACCATGCAAGTGTTCTCTTCAATGATCGGCCTGCATGCTATTACCAATGCTACTCGTATTGCTACGCTGTCAATGGCAGGTGATATTCTCAACAGCAAGCTGACATCACTGCTAGCTATCCCGAAGGAGGATCGTTCACGTCTATTCCAAACAGGTGTTGACATGACGAAGGAGCAGTTCTACTCTCTAAAGGAAATGCAGTCATGGGGTATTGACGTCGAGAAGGTACTGTCAATCATGGATCACATGAACAGTACTGACCCGGCTACCTTAGATGAAATGTTAGAATCGATCGCTTCAGGCTCACGCGAGCGGCTACCTATTGATAACCCGGTGCAACAGCTTCGGGATGAACTGATGGTGGGCCTGCGTAATATGGTCGATCAACGGGTCACAAACCCACAGACCGCCAATTTGCCGAAGTACTACCATGACCCCCGCCTACGCGTGTTCACTGCCATGACCCGATTCGTCGGAGCAATGACATCAACCATCCTACCAAGGATGTATAAGGACTACATCAAGGACGGTTCCACAGGTATGCGCTTCCAGGCATTCTCTACTATGGCAATGTCCCTAGTGTTCGCCTATATGGCAAACATCCTAAAGGACATTCTAGCTTACGGTGATGACGACAATCCATACCTCAAGAGTAACGTCAAGAAGGTACAACGTGCAATGTACGGCTCAGGTATCGTGGGTAGAGTAGAAAGTCTGATTGATACTGTGGCACCATTGTACGGTAACAAGAAGGCTGATCCGGCTCAGGCACCATTCACATATGCCTATCAGAGTCTACGCGATGCAAGCCCTCCTCTGTCATGGTCTGACCGTGCTGTTAGGGCAATGTATGAGTTGGGTACCGGTGAAACAGAATCTGGTACAAAGAAGTTGGTCAAGTCGCTACCTCTAGTCGGTAGTTTCCCGGTTGTAGCTCAAGAAGCTTCCAACCTAGTTAAGGAGAAGTAAACAATGGCAATTCCATTAAACACCAAAGTTGCGCCTTTGGGTGGTGGATCAGTCACTTCAGCAAAACAACTGAGTGATATGTTCTCAAATAGCTTGGGCTATTCAGCTACCCGAGCACCGGATCCTCGCTCAGATGTCATGCAGTCGATCGGTCAAATCCCGACGATGCAACCTGCTGACATTGAACGTGGTATTCCTATGCTGGAAAACAGCATGCCAATTCAGTCAGGGCAGGACATTGCAGATATCTCCGGTAGCGAGTTCTCGCCGGCTGCTCAACAAGAGCCCGTGTACGATCCTAATACTGGTGAACCAGTCATTGACCCGGCAACTGGTCAACCGAAGATGCGTACTATCACTATGCAGGACTACAACGATCAGCTTGCTGCTGAACGTGCTGCATACGCATCTGTGCAAGAACCTATCAAGGCAATTGCCACGGATCCCTTCGGCAATGCTCAGACGGGTATCCGGCAGATTATGGAAACCCAGCAATGGGCCAATGACGAATCACTGTCACCGCAGAATGCCAGGGTAACTGCTCGGTTGAATGAGCAATACAAGTCACTGGATACCTACATTGATCAGGTTGGTACCGATCTTGGTACTGCCACAATGAATGCGCAGGAAGCACTGTTCACCAACGGTACCTATGCAGGTATGTCTGACGGTGAAGGCAATGTGGTTCCTGCTGGCGCCAAAGTCCTGTTCGACAATAACATGGCCGATACGGAGACCGCGCAAGTGATCTCCACCATGGCAGGTCTGGCTCTAGGTCAGGCTACGTCACAGATCGGTGTTGCCAAGAAGGATGCCAAGTCTCCTGATGCTGATCAGCTGGCTGACACACAGGATTACATGCCAAATGTGATCAACAGTACTCGACACTTCCTAGACAACGGTCTACGTCGTATGGGTATTAAGCTGAGCCCCGGTAGTACTGACGTACTGGCGAAGGCTATTGTGATTGACAAGATCAATCGTGGTGATTTCATTCCAACCAATGATGTCAATGGTCGTGTAGTCCTTGAGGCTGCACCAGAATTGAAGCGTCAGTCAATGAATCTACTACGTACTGCTGAAGCGGTGGTAGGAGATACGACTCGTCGTCGATCAAGTTCTACCCCGACGCATTCAGGTAGTGCTCTCTCTGCCGGTGGCCCACAGATGACTAAGAATGCGGTAGGTGCCCGAGGATACAATACTAAGGCAGCCAATCTAACCAAGAATATCCTTGGGTCAGTAGCTCTGGTATTCCGTAACAAGGATCTTGATCGTAAGAACAAGGAACTTGCATTAGTATTCGATCCACAGTATGTACAGACAACACCAGAGGGTAAGTTCATGTACAGCACACACCCACTTGCAAAACGCAATGGTGTTGACAATGGTGCATACCTAGCTACCAAGCACCGAGTGAAGGTACCGTCAGGATATGACAAGAACAATTCCGCTCATGTGGCAAACTTCGGTAAGCTACAGGAAGAGGAAGCACTCAAGATCATGGAGCAGAAGAAGTCTGAGATTGAATTCTCGATGAAGTCAATCCAGAAGTCTCCTGGTCTACGGTACAGCGAATGGATCCACTCAAACAGCAACCAGCGATTCTACCCGAATAACTTCGATACGGATTACATGGGAAGCAAAGGTGTGGTTCGTGACGTCATAGGTCTGGCCTACCAGGATACTGTCAAGGTAGACCATCTGTTTGATCCTCGTGGCGTCGCCATCATGCAGCGTAAGGCTGACTATGTTCTGAATGGCCCCGGAAGTAAGGTGCAGGCGGAACTGAATAAGCTGACTCCGAATGAACTAGGTGCCATCGGTACCATGCACAATGCTGTGATGTACTACTATACTGCCATTGACACTAACACGGTTCACAATGTGACGAAGCTACCTGTGGCCGATGCGATTAGGCTGTACAATCCGGCCATCGGTGAGAAGCTTGCCAGTCTAGGTGAGAAGTATAATGCTGCCCTAGAGAATCTTGGCGGCGATGTTGATGAAGAGATGATGTCTCTGTGGACCGCCACTGAGAAGGGTGAAGCCCTGGGTACACTTAACCTATGGGATGACTTCTTCAAAGCCAAGGCTCTGTTCGACAATCCTAAAACCAACAAGCATTCAATGGCTCTGACCCATCATTCATTCGATGACGGTAATCAGAACGGTATCTTCCTGCAGTCGCTATTCTTTGGACTGAAGGATAGTAGCTCATCTTCGGATTCGCTGTTACGTCTGTCAACTGCCAATCCGAATCAGAGTGACATGCGTGTGTTCGGTATGGATACGATGGTTCATCATCTACAAGCCATTCTCCATGACAAGCCTGAAGAGGCTGAGGCATGGCGCGCATTCTGGGCTGCTGCCAAGGCGGAGCATCCAGATGGTCTAGCAGGTGTTGCAAAGGATTTCTTCAAGAAGCCGCTGATGCAGAACTCGTATGGTAAGGATGCGTCGATGTTCAGTGATGTTATGCTGGAACTGATGGAGACTGACAAGATGTACCGAGATCTGGCAGCACAGTATCTAACTGAGAGTGTCTACCCTGACACTACATCAGCGGCACATGTATTATCGTCAGCAGTCGAAATGTCTCTACGCCAACTGATTGATAGCTCTTCAGTCAACATGATGAAGAATATCGGTCGGTACTCTGCCGTACTCAATAAGCCGATTGTACTGGAAGGTATCACCGGTGACCATCTGGTCATTTCCCCGGTAGGTGCTGCACCAGTCAATAAGGCTGCTGGCGGAGGCACCAGCCAAGTAATCACTAAGCAGACTCTACCAGATGGGACTGAAGTAATGCTCAAGAAGCCACAATGGCAGACTGACACACTGGTCAACCCGACTACCGGTGAAGAGGTTGAAGTACCTACAGTAGCCAAGCAGCTGGTGCCGTCCGGATCAAAGGGCACACAATACTTCCTCAATCGAAAGACCATGAAGTATGACGCATTCCACAACCCACTAGGTACTGCACAGGGTCGCCAGTTCGCGGTTCTGACTATTCAGGCCATGGACGGTGATCTTGTGAAGTGGACAACAATCGAGGCTAATAAGGATCGCAAGACACCTAGGCCAGTTCTATTTGTTCACGACTCCATCATCTCAACCCCTGGTCAGTCACTGATCTATACCAACACATATAACAACGTGGCAATCCCAGGAGCAATCAACAAGATTGCCAACATGGGTAATAAGATCAAGGAGTATGTGACGTCGATCAAGAACGAGGAGATCCAAAAGGTGGCCCGTCGTGGTGAACCTGTAGGTATCGGTGCAGATGGTGACTACCCAGCGATGGGCGCACTGTTCGACGACTTCCACAAGCGAATCGAGGCCGATGGTGAGTATCAGCAACACTTCATTGACATGGAGAAGACCCGGCAAATGGCTCGTAAGAAGCCAGCGGCAAAGTCTCCTGAAGATAAGTGGAATGAATACAAGGCTCGTGTTGCGGGTATCCTGAAAGAAGCCCGTGATGCTGGATGGGTTCCGGAATCGGAGATGAATGAGAAGATTGCCAAACAACTGGCAGTACCCGCTCAGTCATTCCCCAAGCTGCTGGATCTATCTGGTCAGCTATTGAATATGTATGGCCCAACAGCATCCTTCGATGCATGGACCAGTGCATTCAGTAACCGTGTCAAGAACGCTGACAAGGTATTGATGGCAGCAACCAAGACTGGTGGTATCCGTCAGATGTCCTCATCTGGTGGCAAGGCCAACAAGAAGGGTTACAAGCCTGAAACATTAAAGGGTGAGAAGCCTGAAGCAGTTAAGCAGGTACCGCCAGAACTGGCAAATGTACCTCTAGACAAGATGTTTGATACGAACGAACCACTGCCGTTCTAAAGTAATTTAAAAACCCCCTACCGTAATGGTAAGGGGTTTAATTTTTTTTCCAGTATCAAAACTGGAATTGCTTTGCTTGATCCTTCATTGCTGCTTGGACAGATGCCCGTGCAGCATCGGCATGAAACTTGGCTAGGTTGCGGGCAGCTTCTTCATCCATGCCGCTCTTGATATATGAGTCGATGTTCTCATAGTACATCTTCTGGATAGCGGCATCATTGATTGATGGTGTATAGGCGACCTTTGGATCCAGACCCAGGGTCTCTACAACATCCATGTCATCAGTAGTATCATCACCCTGCAGGGCGAAGATGTTGTAATTGATCAGGGGTAGGTTGTTTTTCATGTGTTCCTTTACTTGCTGGTCGTCGCATCAATCTTCCACTTTAGTTTCTTGACATCAGCACAGTAATCACCAATCACTGTTCCGAGTGCTGGATCGGATGACTCGTAGATCCTTTCAGCCAAGGATAGTAGACTGTCAAGGTCGCTACAAAGAGCAGAGAACATATTGGCGACACTCTTGCCGACAGCATCATCAGAAATAGCGGATCCATTGAGAACATCCTTCAGGTTTAGTTCGTACTTGTCGCCGCCTTGGCGTAGTTGTTCTGCCAACGTATCATGCCAGTCCCACAGCTTGTCGTAGACTTCTCCGAATAGTTCGTGGTATTGTTGAAAACCAGGACCGGTTACATTCAGATGGAATGTATGGGCCTTGTAATAGACAAGGAAGTTGTCAGCGATCAGACTCTTAAGATTGTTCGTTACCGTCTTCATCGGACTCCCGCTGCTCAGTGGTGGTTTGACAATCATCCTTCTTTCCTTCCTTACGACCAAAGATTGCATCATAATTGCGGTCGAAAGACTCTTTGTCAGTAGGCCGCTGTGTACTACCCTTACTCATCGTGCGAACTCCGTCCAGAATGAGTCATCTTCTTTGTTACTTCTATCCTCAACAGCGAGTTCAACCCACTTCTGCTTAAGGATTTCCATTACGTCGTCATTGAGAATATCATCCGATACCTCATCGTAGTAGAAGGGAATGCTCCCGTGGACAGTACCCATCAGAGCCCTAATAGTTTATGCAGGCGATCAGCCATATCACCGGCAGTGATCGATTCAGCTACAGCCTCTTGACGGCGCTTCTCAGCGGCATCACGCTCAATTTGCGCATTGTCAGCGAGAACAAGCTGGTCTTCTTGATGTTTGATCAGCTGATCGATAATCTTAATGAGTGGGGAGACGATGTCAAGCGTGTTCTTACGGGAAAAGATGTTCATGAGTTTCCTTTAGTAGCCTTCTTGATCTTATTGACAGCAGCAACCTTCGCAAGACGCTCTGCAGCGGCTTTACTCTGGTTCTCGTTGTACTGCTTCTTGACAGCAGCATCTGTTTCGAGATCACGATTGTACATTTTGCTTAACTCCATCGATAGTTACATTGAAGATCGGGTCATAGCCTTGGGGATCGTAATGTTGACTAACGTATCCCTTCATATTCTTGACGTGATTGTTGACGGCCTCAGAGACCATCTTCTCCAATTCAGCCATGATCAATGAGACAGCTTTCTTACGGATATCCTCCATCATGCCCTTATGTAGGACACTGGCGAAATCTTCTTGCGTGAACGTGCTTATAGTCAAAGCTACTCCTTAGTGTTTCTGATAGGTGCCGGCTGGTTCTGCTTCTGAGGGCCGAACCTACGGATTATATCCGGATTGGTCAGGTCAATGTGGTACAGACCAGGGAGAATGTAGTCTGACTTCATAAAAGTGTGCATTGGAGACCTCGTAGCTAATAGGTGTTGGATTTTCTTTTCCTTCAACCATTGGTAGAATTCCCTAAGTATCTTCCTATTGACTGACCCCTTGAAACGATCAAGATACACAATGTCATCACTGAGAAATGTCACTGTAATCACTGCATCGTAATCATCCACATACATCTGTGCTGTATCACTCTTAAAGAACCTGAGTGACATTACGTTTGTCTGATCTTCAATCATCCTGGCACCTACTTAATTATTAGATACTACACAGGCCTGCAACACAAGCCAACGTCTGCGCTCCCACTACTTGATCATCGAACTCTTGGAAGTCTTCCCAGTTGATGGTAGGCATCTTAGAGACCATCTCCTGATACCGCTCCTCAGTGATATCCTCATAGGGAGCCTGCTTATAGTTACCACCATCATCAGGAAGGAAGCTGACACCGGTACACTCGTCAAAGTGCTTGTACACCCATGCACCGACTTCCATCCACTCATGCTCCTTGACAGAGATAGTTACTGAGGGCTTGTGCTCGCAGTAATGACGCTGGAAGTTCAGCCAGATATCTAGATGCTCAGTAGCAGTGAGATCGTTTCGGGTAATTCCTTCTTCCTTCATCGGGAAGCTGAACACAGTAGTATCGTTAGGCTTCAGCACACAGGGTTCGTGAGGAACGCCTTGGCTGATGAGGAACTGTGTCAGCGGATCCTTGTTGTCTTGACGGACTCGACGGATGTAGTACGGTGCATGACCGGCATGGATACCACTCTTGGTGAGGGTCAATTGACTGACAGTTCCTTCCGGTTTTATTGCGGTCACCGCAGCTGCATCGTTCACTCCCAGGACAGGAGCCCAACGACGATTCACCGAACCAGCCACATTGCGGAGAGTATCAAGGAACTGGTTGCTGTCGTCCTGATTGAACAGGCGTCCATTACCCAGGATACCCGTCATGCTGACACCCAGGAGAGCCTCCTCCTTGGTATTGGTTTCCCAGATCTTACGCAGATATGGGAAGTCGGTCAGGGAAGCTTGCATAGTACCCATCAATGCCGCAATAGCAATCTTGGCTGCAATATCCGTTTGAGTGTCATGCGGTTGGATGACTGCGGTAGACAGATTACAGAATTGGTACGGACGTAGGATGATTTCAGAACCTCACACAACGAGTATCAATAGTAGTTCTCGTCGTGCGCTGGACTATCGCATACACATTTAGTGTTCTTCTCGCTTAGTCTCTCACGGTGCACAGCTATTGCTTGCTTCCGCCCTGTCGCCTTACTATCGGCTTCCAAGTCAATCAGAGAAGATTTTAAATCCGCATTCAAAGTTTACGGATTGGTGCCGTATTCAATATCGTATGGACGGCGACCATACTTAGCTGCCTGCTTTTGGCTGGCCTGGCGGTTGAAGATACCTCGCTCACCACTCTTGCTGTCGTAAATCGAAGTCCATTCCTTCATGAAATCACCCATAGAAGGCTTCTGATCATAGACCGCAGAGTTATTGGCCAGCGCCCGCTCTGGGGAATTCTTCCACCAGTCTTCGGCCTTGGCCCGTGCATGATCCATATCACCCAGGTCGCCCAGGCTGATCATGGCAGAGCGACGGACTCCACCAACAACAACCACTTCACCGATCTTACACATGATATCGTGTACTTCCATCGTGGTCAGAGGACGACCCCTCGCCGCCATGAACTTATTGCAGGTGTACTTGAAGAGATCCACCAAAGGACCAGGGCCACTGGCACGACCGCCGAAGGTCTTCAGAGGGGCACCGGCAGGACGAACCTTCGAGACATCCCAGAAGGGGTAGATGCCCCGCCACAGACACTCAAGCAGTTCACGGAGGGCTAGAGCCCACCCTTCCTTGCTATCTTCCACCTGAATGGTGCATTCCGTGAAACGAATGTGGTCAGGTACAGTGGGTAGTTGGCTGACGTACTTATACTCAGCCGAGAACCCGACCCCAGTACCACACAGCAGGATATACATTGCCTCGTCGAATGAGTACGGATGATCAACCGGCAAGTACGCACAGTTGTAGCCAGCAACATTGCAACGTTCAAGGGCGGGACCGGCAGTCATGATCGACCGCATCGAAGGAAGAACAGCTAGGTTGAGGATGGAATTACGCAGGGTTTCCCATGGGAGTCCGGTGTCGGGATCGGGGAAACGATTCTGCCAGAAGCTAATCCAGCGATCGGTAGTTTCATTCCAATGCTCACGACGGAGTTCCATTGGGAGATAGCGGGAGTACCTCGACTTGCAGATGAATTCACTGTAGGTGTTCATTAGATCTTCCTGATTGTTTTAGTTGATAGGATGGTTGACATTAGGGACCGACTAACTAAAGAAATACTCACTATCCATTACCTCGTTAATGTCGAGTCGGCCCAATGGTGGTTGCTCCATCTCGAACGTATCCTTATTCATCATAAGCTGATCCTGGATGTAATCAAAGAAGTTCCCCATGTCGTACTGAGCAATGAAGGTCATCTTGGTTACTTCCTGCAGTAGAGGGATATCCGAAGCATGAGTAGCGAAGCTGTCATGAACAGCAGCGAATGTCCCACCAAAAGCATTGATGGTATTAGCCATATGTGCTGCGTCCATACTGTGAACGAAGTTAGGACTGATACCACTCGCGAAACTGCGGCGGCACGGGACCTTTTCACCAGTCTCTTTGTTGAGAACATCGACTCGGACGACGTGCATGATGCGTCCATCCTTATTACCCTTGATACCACGGATTGTACCTCTCTGCTTGCGCTCATGTTGCAGGTTTGCTTTGTAGATGACTGGAAAACCACTAGGTGTGTGCCACTCAAGGAACTTACGACCGGCATTCAGTTCATGCTCGGCGATCTTCTGAAGGAACTTGGTGGTCTTCAGTGGACCGGCACATACTTGATTGATTGCCTTGATTAGATTGGCTGCCAGTATCTCGCAGTCGTTCTCGTCAATGTTATACTTGACGGTGAACCCTTCAACGTGGCAGTCATCATACATATTCTTGGCAATCCTGGTCTTGCCAGCACTATATGCTCTAGTCATGGCCCCACGCTTGGCGATACCCTTGCGGATATGCTTCATAGGGATCTTCCGTTCGTCAAACCAATCAGGCATCATCTTGACAAGATCCTTTGCAACGGCCACATAGAAGTCTTGTTGTATCGGTGATTTGGTTAGGGACACCAGTGCCCCGGCATGCTTGTCTTTCGACATAGCGGCTAGATGCTGCCACACATCATGTTCAGCTGAGCTCGTTAAGCTCAACCCGCCTCTTACAATTATCAGGCAGCTGTATATCACTATACAGGTCAGACTATATCTTCACCTTTCGGTGTTGCGCGCTTCCACCCACTTGGGTGTACTCCCTTTCGGGATAGTCGTTGCTCCTTCCTCATTACTGAGGCTTGGATCAGGATTGTCTCGTTTCAGAGAGGTTCCCTGAGTTCACGCAATTTTACAATGGCAGGCAATTTTACCATTGTTGGATCCATCGATCTGGATCGGTAAGCCAGACTTGTATGATCCAGTATCCGCGAGATACCCTGTGATTTCTAACAGTGCAGCTAGGAAGGCGTAGGGCTTCTCGGCATTCGGCTGGAAGACTGGTCCCTTCGACGTAGGGCAGATGAACCTCGACAAGGAGGCCTTTGTCCAATTGTACCGATCCTGGATGGTCATCTTGTCCACACTGATCGTGTCTAGACCCTCCTTCTTCAGATACTGAATGTAATCTGTTGTTGTCCATTCGAGTCCTCGAAGTTGACCGATAGTGAAATTTTCGTTATAGCTGGTAGCTGCGTGACAGTAGAGCCAAAATGCTCCATCACTGCCAACCGGCTTGCTTTCGTTAAATAGGAACAGAGAGCGAGAGATATCACTTCCCTGGAATTCAAGGAATGGCTCTGCATAGTAGACTCGCCCCCTGTAGTCGCATGACACTTCTTGATAGAAGACACCACCATTCTCCTTCACCATCTGGGCTTTCGCCACTACTTGATTATACTCGAACATCTTGCTCATAAGACGCTGAAGCTTTGCATCCTTCTGACCAAGGAAAGGAGTGCCATCCATATGGTTTAGCTTCTCAGGTAGCTCTTTGTGCGACCGATCGAAGTGATACGTATAGATGACACCATCTTCATCAACCAGATCCATTGAGGTTTCTGGCGGATTCTGCATCAGAACTTTGAATACAGGTTCATTAAGTTTCCATGCTTGATTGCGAAGTTGGTTGAGTGCCCGGACGAAGGGCGCGTCAAGGTACTCATGGAACTTCTTTGCATTGTGCCATCCTTTGATGAACGGCTCTTTGGTAAGGGGCGATCGAAGCCCACGGATCGGGTCCAGAGGAGTGAAACTAGTACCAATAAGCACAGGCCGAATAGCATCAACATCTCCTGTAATACGCACCATATAGGGTGCCCTACGACCTTCGTACTCTCGGAAGATCTCAATCAGTTCTGCTTGGAGGAAGGTCTCAAGCATAAGGTCGCCGAGGGAAAGGGTAGACTTGATGTTGGTCTCGTCTGCACCAATATCCCGTGCGATACGCTTACCGATAAGGTCCGAAGCAAAAGTAAGTTTGACAGATGCGCTGTAAGTAGATTGTTTGTTACGGACACAGTACTTAAGCAGGGTGTTCCAGGATTCTTGAATGAATCGTTCAAGGTGTAACTCCCAGTCAGGGGAACACGCAAGTAGTCGTGCTCCCTCGTTATATACCTTGTCGGAAGCAGGTATCACCGTACCTACTTTTTGCGACAAGTATTCTAGTGGACTCATTTAGTTCCTGTTATCATTACTTTGTACAGTGTAATCTCGGCCCAGACAGATATCGATCTCTGTTTCCTTACTACCCGCCCGGTAGGCATATACCTCATCGCTATCAAGAATGATACATACTCGATACTTCATCAGTAATGTATCGAGCTCTTTGATGAAAGCCAGGGAATCCTTGTTACGATAATGAATAAAAGATTTCATTTACTCTCCATTAGTCCAGCTACCTAGGTCTAGATCGATTGAATCAGAGATCTTATCACCCCTGTAATTGAATTGAGTATATGCCCATGCGTTGATATGAAATGTTTGGTCATCCACACTGAGCTCAACCTTATACATGCGTAGTAGTTGGTTGAGTTCATCTAGAAATAGCTCTTCGGTTTTGTTCATGCAAATTCCTCACCAAGATCCTCATCCACATATTCGAAACCATATTTATACCAATCAAGAGTAGATACCAGACACATCGTACCGTCTTCTAGAACCAGGCGAAGGCAGCGATCACTCAGCCACTTTCTAAGCTCTTCCTTCTCTGTCATGCAAACTCCATCATGTCTATCTCGGCTTCGCCTTATCGACTTCTTTCACAGTTTTATTAATACGATCCAATGCGAAGGCCAACCCCATTCGATGCATTCTACAAAGTTCACCTGAAAGCTCTTTTATAAGCTTATCCTTATCATCATAGAACCTATCCACAAGCCATTGTGATAATTGTAGGCAATAAGGATTATCATAGATCATACAAACTCCATCATATCAGTCTTACGTAGACGAGTAGTTTCATGGTCATAAAATGCAGAACCAGCGTCACCAGTCCGACCAGTCTTACGTGCCTTCAGTACCCGGAAGTTGATTGTATTACGGACCACTGCATCCTCATGTGTCATGTGTCGGGCGAACGCAATGATGTCGAAGCTGATCTGCTTGATCGAGCCTGATCCCTTGATGTCATCTACTGTCGGTAGATAACCTTCTTCGAAAGGCTTACGTTCAGTACCCTTGCGTAGATGGCTGATGACACCCAACCACACATTATGCTTCTTGACGACCTTCAACAGCTGGCTCATGACGTAGTCCACTGCCTCGTTACCGGTCTTACCATCAGCACCTTCAGATACCGCAATGGTAATGTGATCAAGGAAGATCTTCTTGCAACCCATCAATGCAAGGTATTCAATCTTATCGATGAGACTGTCGTCACTGACTGAACCTTGGTGGTCCAGCATAAGGATCTTCTCATCCTTGAATAGCTTCTCGAATGCCTCACGCTCAAGCTTTTCTTCAGCAGGATTCTCTTCCAGATTCTGTCGGAGTTGCATACCGATGAGCTTCTGAGCCGTATCACCGATGGATTCTTCCAGAGACACAATACCGATCTTCTCGTCAGTCTGTTCCTTCACATGGAGGATGATCTCCTTGACAACAGTTGATTTACCACTACCTGTGCCTGAAGTGAACAGAACAATCTCGCCGTCACGCATACCCTTCAGCAGTGGATTCAGCCCACCGACACAATCAGGATAGGGGAGGGCTTCAACAGACTTCAGCTGCTTGTATTGTTCCCAGATCTCTTCACCCTTGACAACACCTGCGGGGCTATATTGACGTGCGTCGAATACAGCTTTCATCAGTGTATCGCTACCGTGCTTCAGGAGAACTTCGCAGGGATCCTTCTCAGGTAGTGTAGCCACCTTCACCTTATCGAACCCGACGATCTTGGCTGCTTCAGAAACGGCCTTCTGCCCAGGTTCATCGTTGTCAAACATCAGAATGACTTCATCGAAGTTGCGGATCCACTCCCGCTGCTCGATTAGGATATTCGTCTGACTGGCACTTGGGATGCTGACGGCAGGGTAGAACTTCTGGTACTTGTCATACTGAGCCTGTGCTACCGCCAGCGCATCGAGTTCACCCTCGGTGATAACCAAACGCCTACCTCCCGTGCATACGCTCTGCCCGAACATTTCGAGACCCCTTCCTTTGGCATCACCGTGGATGACGAATTTCTTTGGGAGCTTCCGTTCCTTGTAGCCGACGATCTTACCGGCTTTAGTGTACGGATAGAAGTGGCTGATGATGGTCCCATCCGAATCGTATGCCACTCGGACACCATAATGGGCGGCAATATTCTTTCGGATATTCCTTTCTTGGAACCCACGGACATCGTACTGATTGATGTCGTCCAATTCGAGGGTACTAACTGCATCTTCCTTCACCGACTTCTTCGTCACTTTGGTTTCACCTTCTTCGTCAGAATCGATACGTGAGCCTTGCCCACATGAAAAACAATGGCCCCATTCATCTCCGTCTTTGTAGGCAAAGGCGTCTGATGAGGGGCACTTGGGGCATGCTTCGTAATGCCACCTGCTCATTGGTTACTTCTCCTGATTCAACTTCTCACGACGGCGTTCAACCGCAGCTGCTTTACGGCGTTTGGCTTCGAGCCTCTCCTGAGCCAGCTTAGCTTCCAGGGCTTCTTGTACATCGGCTTCTTCATCTAGCAGCTTGTCTAGATCGCGTGGATTGATCTTCATGTTTCAAATGGCGGATTAGATAGTACGGTTCGAATCAGGGAAGAAACCTCAACTCCAGGGTAGTCTTTTGTGATCCAGCGAATGGCATCGATACGCTTGTTGAGATATTTAGGCAGACCCCAGGTTTTATCGACCTGGGTCAGAGCATCTAACTTGTGTAGGATGTTGGCTTCAGCATATGATAGGATCGCCTGTGTCTTACACATCAATACAATCTCAAATGCGAAGCATTCTTTGGGGTATTCTTTCAGTAGATCATTGATATACTCACTGCTAGTGGTGTAAGTCTTCCAATCAGAAGGACCATAACGTTTACGACCTGACTGGTTGGTCCTATGGAACTTCTTCTTACCAATATACTCTTCACCAGTGAGTAGGAAGGTTACCCGGTAAATGAATCCGATGTAGTCGTCTGGGTCGAACCCTTCGTGGTTCCAGGTGAGGTTTTTCCAGTGTCCGTAGTCTTGCATCGTGTAGGTCTCTTTGTATCCATATAACAATTGATATGTAGACTGTTCAGCTGCACCATGTCCGATACATCCCTATCCTTATGGAATAGATAATCAGCTTCGGGTACTGTCCAGGTCATCTTGCGAAGTAGCTCTTCCTCAGTCAATGGCCGGACCTCTTCAAGTGTTTCCCGAAGGATCAGACAATTGGCTGAGTCAAGGAACCTCTTGTATCGGGCTTCTTTAGTGGTCTCACCAGAGTTTGGTAGACGACCACCAACGGTCCATTCATGGATGATTTTGTCTTTCATCCCGCTGAGTCGTGTATTATGCAGTAGCCTTGCAGCAGTTGTATCACCAACCCCTTTTAGACCAGGGATATTGTCGCTGGACATGTCCCCTGATAATAACTGGCGACACATAAAAGTGAAGCTTTCTTCCGGTGATACGTAGTAGAACTCTTCTTTCTTGAAGTTGTAGTGCCATCCAGGGATCATGTTAAGATCCTTGTCAATGTGACAGACTACCGGAAGCCTACCTTCCTCAAGAGCTTGATAGGTGTAGATAGACACGTAATCATCAGCTTCACCACCGTGACTCTCAATGAAGTTCTTTCTGGCATATGAATACAGCAACTCGACTCGGTCAAGGACTTCGGGGTCCATTGAGGATCGTCGGTTTGCTTTGTATTCGGGATCAACTGAATACCGGAAATTGTTATCACCCTTGATAAACACATGGGCTTCACCTACTTCAGTTTCGAAAATGATCTTCTCTACCCTCTGCATCAGGGTTTGCTCAGCCATCTTTTGACTGGGACAGACCCATGCGGTAGAGTACATCAGTGAATCACAATCAATCAGGGCAAGATCGAACTCCGGGATGTCTTGCTTACGTTCTCGATCGATGAACATCAGTTTACTCATGGATTACTTTCTAAATATTGTTTAGTGTACTTGCGCATAATTGTTCCCGATGTGTGCATCACCATTCATGCAGTGTACGGCGAACCATTTAGGTGCCTCAGTGAATGCTTCAATTGCCAGAGCCTTGACCTTCTCCGCATACTCAGGTGGGCACTCGACAGCCAACTCATCATGGTAATGGAGTAGCCAGTTGAACGGGATACCCAGGTCGTTCAGCTTATCTTCCAGCCAAACAGCAGCTGCTTTACAGGTAATACCTTCGGTAGTCTGCAGCCTGTAGTTCAATACCTGATGCTTAGACTTGACGAAGATGATACGACCGTCGATACTACGGATGTGGGCGTTCTCTTCACCGAACCTCTCTTTGGACCTGTTGAATTGCTTCTCGAGGTCATCCTTCAACTTCTTCAGTCCAGGGATACTGTTGCTGAACTTGTCGATAGCTTCTTGACCGAGTTTACGGTCTTTGACTCCACGTAGGATCAGGGAGATTTTCTCTGGACCGGCTCCAAATAGAACAATATGTTCAGGCCCGCTCGTTAAACGGACCCCGCATTCTCATGCAGCTGTATGTCACCATACAGATCAGACTATATCATACCGTGGCTGGCGGTCTCTGCGCTTCCGGGTACTTACCCGTACTCCCGTGAGGGATAGTCGTTGCACGTTCTAAATAACTGACTGCTCTTTTCAGTAGCTCTATATCATCTTGCATTAGGCCAAGTGCTCTGTTGCAATTATGACACAGCATACCTCTTACTACGCCCGTAGTATGGCAGTGGTCGATTACTAAACCGGAATCATATCTTGTAGCATCCATAGTGAATCCGTCAGATCCACATAAGTCGCATACACTAGTTGCAATCAATTGATCAAAGCTGATACGATCGAGACCGTATACTTTGGCGCGCTTCTTATCTAAGTTACACTGTTTAGAGCAGTACCTAGATGCGGGACCAGACATAACGAAAGTAGTGGTACACCACTCGCATTCTTTACTGAATCTCCTTGAAGCTTCACGCCCGATATTACCTTCTTGTCGGTTAAGATCGGATACGCATTCACGACACCGTGTTTGGTTATGCACGAAGGGCTTGAATGATTTGCTGCAACTGATACAATCCAATTGTATTCTCCTTGTTATTTAGCTTCGCTCAGGATTGACTCTTTGAGTTATCCCCTGAGTTCACAGAGTTTTATATGCGCCTCAATTTAACGCATACAGGAAAGGTTTGGCAGTATCTCGCTCTTCCTTCGGTGTCAGGTTGGGTTTCATGTAAGGGACCAGCACGTCAGCATTCCGCCTATGCACATCCCCTGCAATCACTTCATTCGTGAACGATTCATCGCCGATATCGTGGCAGAGTCCTCGCATCTGGTTGCCGGCACTATCTGCACCAACAACAACCCACCCTTCCGTTGGAAGGAGGAGAGAGCGCATGTCATAACCGAACCCTCCAGCCAAACCCTTAACGGGTGTCCCGTCTTTTGCAGTCTGTACCTTCGGTAGATTAGCAATAACCTCATGGCGACAGCGGAAAGTGGGTGTCCCAATGGTCCACATACGACCGTGTAGTCTACCGTCGTATTCAATCGATTTGAGCCATCCATTCAGGACTCCGTGTCTGTTGCTGATTGTACCGTACTCTGACACGCGCAACCCTATCGGGCCGAGCTTTTCAAGAGAGGATTCAGTAAGTTTAGGTGATGTTTGTACAAAGTTTCGTCCGACCTTCTTGACGTTCCAGTCATCTGGCACCCACCCGATACTGTACAGCCATGCTTTAAGTACCTTGTCGGAGGATAGACGGCCCTGCTCGAATTCAACTCTCGAAAAGGGACCATCAACCGTGCGATTAGATAGAGCGTCAGAAGGATCAATAGAAAACCAACGGGCAGTTGAGAGAGCATACTCACCATTCTTCTTGTACACCGGCTCTTTGTGCTCGTCAGCCTTATCAACCTTCATGCACACAAGACCGATCTGCGGGTTGACCTCATCCTCGATCTCTTCCATTTGCTTCTCAAGGTCAGCAAGGAGAGCTCTTGCAGCTGGTTCGTTAAATCGCCACCCACGATGCCTGATCTTGGCTTCAATGAGTCCGAATCGCATCTCAACCCACAGTCCCTTTTTGAATAGAGGGTTGATCTTGATTGTACTCTTTGCTTCCTCAACCAGTTTATGGTAGACCTTGACATTCAGTTCTACATCACGGATACCGTACTTCAGCATCTCCTGACTGTACTTACTGAAGTCATCGAACTTGATCTTGGGGAATCCTAGCTTGGCGCCCCATCCTTCCAGCCCATGCAGATGCCCTCGCTTGTAGCGCAGGGTCTGTGACATAATCCAGGTATCATAGATAACGGTAGCCGGGTTAGGCTTCCATCCTGTAAGATGTTCCAGTACAGGGATGTCGTAGCCGCAGATGTTGTGCCCAACCAGGATGTCTGCATTGGACAGTGCTTCAAGACCTTCCTTGATTGAGGGGAGAGCATTGTCATGATCGGAGTACTGCTTCTTTTCTCCGGTGATCGTGTCTTCCGTCATGATCAACCAGAGTGTATTGACCTCTGGGTATAACCCGTTGGTCTCGATGTCAAACACAAGAGCCATTATTCACTCTCATCTAAGCATACCGCCTGTAGTTCCACTCCAAAGACGTTGGTATAGAATGATTCCAAGATACGGGCCTCGACTTCATGTGCATCGAAGAAGTACGATTCCACCGAGGATTCCCTGTCATGCTTGATCTTACCAAAGCTTTGCGGGTTACGATTGGTGATTGATTGCATTGCATGTACCATCTCATGGCACACGACTTCGACGAATTTAACTGAGATGTATTCATGACTGAGATCACCTGCTGATTCATCGTCTAACGAGGGGTCGTTAATGTGAATCAAGATACGATCGTCAGTGCTGATTGTAAGACCGAATTGATTGGGGTCAGCAGCCTTACCTGCTTCTACTCCTGCGATTGCTACATGAATGGGTTTCTTCGAGGGACTCACCTTGAAACGTTCACAGTAGTCGTGAAAGATACCGATGAAGAGATCTTTGATTATTGTATCGATCGGTCCTAGAAAAGCAGTCGATAATGTTATATTAGAAGGGAGTCTCTTTCTTTTCGCTGTCTGCGTCTTTGTCGATGATGAAGACATTGGGGGATCCTAGCTCTTTAAGTTCCCTCGCCATCGCAGAGATCATATCGGACATGCCTTCGTTGTTTGCCCTGAGACGCTCGATCACGATGAGAAGGTAGTGGCAGTAAAAGCCGAAGCCGATTAAGGCCCAGGCCAGAATTGGAATATCCATTCAAACCCTTTCGACGCGGACACCATGATCGGACAGAAAGTATACACCATCAGCCACAGAATGCCTGTCATGGAACACGACTCGACGAATACCTGCTTGGTAGATCATCTTGGCGCATTGCAGGCATGGCTCCCTTGTGCTATACAGCGTACATCCTTCCGTACCGATCCCCATCCGCATCATTTTCCCCAGTGCATTCGACTCTGCATGCAATACTTCAGGGAGTGATTCCATATATTGATCCCGCATGATATTACTTGATCCTGCGGGTGTACCGTTATATGAGAAGGAGACGATATTACCGTTCTTAACAATTACACAACCGACCTTTGTTTTCAGGTCATATGATAGATCGGCTGCCTTCACGGCAATATCCATGAAGAATATATCCCATGATATTTGTTGCTTCATGTCAGCGTTAGGTTCCGGCTAGATCTTTGTTACAGGTGTTGTATTTAGCGTACTCATATAAAGCATTATGCTTTTTACCTGCTGCCACAGTCATATTATAATAGTCCAAGGACCAGTATAAAGCAAGACGTTCCAGCATATATTTTAGCTGGCCAATTTCCTCTTCCAACTTCTCCTTATTATTGTATCCGCTATTCTCCATCCCAAATCGCTGGATCTTGGTGATGGCCTGAATTACCTCAGCACATTCCTCAATCGTGATTTCTGGGATCATCAGATTCATTGAGCTTCTTCTCCAGATTATTCATATAGACGCAGGCCATAGCGAATGGAATCTCGCTGTGCCAATAGATGAGTGCGGCATCTAGGATTTGCCGGTTCCACATGCGACCCATGAGTAGGTCCTGGATGTACTCATTCTTGGTCATCGATCTGCTCCGATGCTACGATCAGCATGTTATCAATAATATTGGCCCAATCGTTTAGATGATTCAAACGGTCTTCGATATACTGTTCGGCCAGCAATTCAATGCGATCTCTGACTTCGAACACCACAGTAATCATCGTCTTCATATCAGTCCTTTACTAGCTTTCGTAAAGCCCATGCTTTTCTAAGTGCCTCTCGATGGGATTCAGATAGCGGTTTACCTTTCTTAGTGGCAGAAACTTTTCTGCAACCCCAGGTGGTAATGGTTTAGGGACGCCCCCTATATAACCTATCTAATAAGTGCAGTCTGTTTAGCCGCGCAAGTTATTTGACACGTTATAAAATGCCCCGCGAGTAGCTGCCTTCAGTTCCAGCAGGAGAATGGTCTCTAGCTCATACATCTGTTGGGTTGTCCCCCAGGCTAGGATAGTCCGAATGAAATCGTCAGGGCGTTTCTCGTACTCCTCGTTCATGAGACTACTTGAACAGACGTATCCGTCAGTGACAGTACCGGTGTGGTATCCAATGTACTTACGATCGGTTTTGGTATCTACCCACATGTACAAGAAAGCTTCACCTGATTCATCTTCGCTGACGAGGTCTTTAATGTTGACGTCCCTACCGGTATCTCCCTTGAGAAACCCTTCCCAGAGCTCCCAGGAGTATGACAGCATATGGTTTCCCTTGGGACTCTTCCAGAGCACAACGAAGGATGGTTTACCTTCGTTCTCCTTCAGATGGTCCTGTACGGACTTATTCCAGAGACCCTTGTATTCCTTCTCTCCGACCTTGATCCCGATAGATCGACGTCCCTTGGCATCTCGGGTTACTTCGACAGAGTCAACAGTACATTCGAAGATGTCGAAGTACTTCTCGCTGCCGCTCACGAAGTGTTTGACGGTCTTGATTAGATTCATTCAAAGTCCTTGTCTACCTGAATACCGTGTTGTCGGAGAATCCAGCCGACGGTCCTTGGTAGAGTGTATGTACCGTCTTGGTCCACCAACTCGAGATGGCTCTCTAGTACGAACTCGAACCAGAGACCACCCTCATGTAGGTACTCGTCATCACTCTTCCTCATGATGTATTGCTCGAAGAAACCGTATTTGGCATACTTATCGATGCACACTTCTGTATGTAACCCGGTGGACGGGTCGAAGTGGTTATGCTCGATCTGCCAGCTGTATTTAGACTTCATACATGATCCTCATGCGACGAGCCAACCACCAGAACCCACCCTGATTCTCGGGCCGTGCGATCTTTTCGGCATCGAAGAACTGAACCCGACACCAGACGCGATTGTCAATGTCGTGCTTCAGATGGGGAGCATTAGCAGGGCTGCTACAAATGTGCCAACCAGGACGATAGGCGTAGCCTTTAGTTGGGTGATCTTCCGCATGGTACCATTCTCCGTGGACAAGCTTCTGCCTACGGTTGATGAATAGAGGACCGTATGTACCATCCTTACGCTTGCGAAATAGCTTGTAGCCAATCACGGACGATACATCCAATACACGGTAGGGTTCCTGACGAATTCGCTCGGGGTGTACCTGTTCATTTGACCCTCAAAGGTCAGGCCGTATGATACACCACCCCACTGATTGTGGTATTGCGTGATGAGGACACACCGAGGGTTGTCGCCTAGGCTATTGTCATCATCCCCGTTATAGTAGCCGTCATGCATCTTCAGATTGTCGGCCATGTGCTTGTCAACAGTTCCCATTATCGTACTTTCACAGTAATAATTGGTTGAAGCCCGTGGAAGATATCCGGGCGTACACGATCCGGGTAGAAATTATCCAGCCATGCGTTACATTCATCAGGGGACCGGAAGCCCTCTTCGGCAATAGTCGGATGACGCATCTCTACCCATGTCTCTCCGTCAGATAGACGGACGAATGGAAGGTATTTCTCCATCAGACCCCCTTCGCAGGATAATACCAGTGGCCGGTCAGATATTGAGACACGTTGAAAGGACGACTGTTGGTGAACTTGAAACGCCCTTTATTGGTCTCTCCGATCTTGACTAGTGTCAGCGTCCATCCTAGAACCTGCTCCCGCCGGCTGGTGAACTTACCGTCGATAGTCAGATATGAGGTTCTAGTTTGCCACTCATTCGTTTTACCAACGATCTTATAGATCCGAGTACCGAATGCGCGGGTACGGGCGTAGCCACCTACCTTGAAGCCGGTGTGGTCCTTGACAAGGTTGGTCTTAGGAGTCTTAGGTGTCAACATGTTTGTTCCTTAGTTGAAATCATCGTAGCAGTCTTCGAGGGATGTAACTAGCCCGTCGAAATCCTCGTTTTCTCCCAGCATGCCGGCTAATGCACGCACAGTTTGATATGGTACACCGTAATCATCCGCAAGACACTTGAGATAGTCGATCCTACTCTTGTATCCCCTCTCGATATAGATATCCATTATACATCCTCCTTCATGCGAAATCCCTTGAAGATAGGGTGACGGGGTTTATCCTTCTCACCGACCAGGAACTTCTTGTAGGTCACGATAGCCTTGCCAGACATCATGTTGAACCAGTTTTGAAACCACCAACGGCGCTGTTCGTCGTCGAAGCCACTACCACATTGGAACTCAACACCTGATTCAATGTCACGCAGAATAAGAGCACCCATAGTGCTAAGCTCAACCAGTCCTTCAGCCTTCTTGCTGCGCGCTGTGCGGCCGAGCTCATTTGTGAACGCTTCGTTGTCATTACGATACTTCGGAACCATCCCAATCACATGTGCTTCACCATCCACAAACCGCTTGAGCTTGTATGCGTTGCCTTCCTTCATCGTGGTCCGACCGAACTTGTACAGACCGTCATTGGCGCGGATGATGATCCCTTCGTAACCCATATCGAGTGCACTCTCCTCGAAGTCGATGAGTTCTTCGACAGAATCAATCAGAGTAGACTTGAGGTAACGGATGCGTGGGTGTAGGTTCGCGCAGTGGTATTCCAGTTCAGCTTGCCTAACATCGTATCGCTTATCGCTGTCCCAGAAATCAAAGGCATAGAAGGTAAAGTCAGGTTCGCCCTCTACCCGTCGAACTACACTGGTCGTAGTATTGAAGACGTTCTCGTCATTGGGTGGCCCAACGATGAGCTCACCGTCCAGGCCCTTGAGGCTCATGAAACCCAATTCGCGAGTGACAAACTTGTTAGGGATAGGCTTCAGTGTTCGGGTCTTGGGGCCGTCTTCAGTGATCACACACCTGATACCGTCAAGCTTAGGAGTAACCGAGAGAGGGTACTTCAGTTTGTTGATGTCTGGGTTCTTACGCTCAAGTAGCATTGGTTTCATCGTCATCCTACAGTGTAAGTTACTTCTTTGACACCCCAGGCTTTGATCGCCTGATCGCATATTGAGCAGGGTTTAGCCATCGCAGGTGATCCATCCTTCCGATACCTCTCCACGTACAATCTGTGAGGAGCACTATCTCTACATCGTAGTAGAGCAGCAATCTCTGCGTGGAGGAAGGTGCAGACAGGTCTACCAGCTTTTTCTGCGAAGTGGGCCTGTACTGGATGGGTTTTGGCGTAGTTATTGTGTGCGGTAGCTATCTTGCGACCGCGCCTGTCATATACAGTTGCTCTAACAACGTACCGCATAGCAACTAGTAACCTCCGTAGTAATCCATCCAATCCTCTTGTTGATCGTCGAATGGATT